CAACACTTTTGATTGTGCCGCTTGTGTACCACTACCACTAGGGAATGTGATACCAGCCGTTCCGTCTAATGTAAGTGCCATATTACTTGCTTTCGAGAGCCACCACACGGGCGGTTAGTGCGTTGATTGTTTCGGCTTGTGTGTCGTTTATTGCTTTTAGTTCTTGTATGGATTTCATCAATGCGTATTGCAAGTCTGTCTGGTAGATAGACAAACGCATCTTTTCTGGTTCGTTTTTACCCGCCCAGTTGCTTTCCATTACTAACTCAGGGCATACCGCTTGCACATCTTGTGCTATTACGCCAAGGTTTAAATCACTATCTGTTTGGTCATTAAACAAAAATGTTTTAACTGGTATCTGGCAAATTTTGCCTAAATAATTTGGCGCAAGTGCAATGTCTTTTTTCTCACGCTGGTCAGACAAGTTGGCATTATTAGCAGAATAGTTTGCTAATCCACCATTTGAACGAAATACAACTCTAGTTGCGCCCGTGTCAAAACATTCTAAAAATGGATTTCCTGTTCCATTTGGTGCGGCTCCAGAATATTGAACTTCTATTCCATAAGGCGCAGAATTTGTATTTTTTGTGTATAAAGAATTACTAGAAGCAGAACATACATTTTGTATAGAACCAAATGCATTTCCACCAGGTGCGCCTGTTGCACCTACTACAAAATTTCCAGCAGGCATGATGCGGAAAATCTCTGTATTGTTGGCCTTAAATACAAAAGACCCGTTTGCTACATTTGATGCGGTAAGTGTTGCTCCATCAGAATATAAATATGCTGACATTGTTCCGTTGCTCATCAATTCATAAGCGGCATCAGTAGCACCATTTACTGTTAAGGCACGACTAGAATTTGTTGCGTTAGGCGAAGCAGTACCAATTCCAACATTCTGTGCGGTTGTAATTGTTACTGCCGTAGTGCCAGCAGTTTGTAGTGCTAATGAGCCAGAATTGTCACCAGTAGCAATAAAGCCACCAGCACCAGCAGTAGATGCGTTTAGGGTAGTGGTCATTTAGACACCTTGTTGGGCTACTTGAGCCTGATATGCCGATATAACCGCTTCAGTCCATGCCGCATTACAGATAGCCATTACATTGGCTGGTTGACCAGTTAAGTCTTGTGCTGGTGTTAGGCTTGTACGATGGTATGTCTGCGCTATCTGCTCACCATCTTTTAGGATGCGAGTTACTTCCCGATACAAGACTATGCCGTTTTCTGTGACTGTGATTTGGTCAATGACTTTGGTTTCTGTGAGTGCCATGTTTTATCCTTATGTTGTTTGATAAACAGCGCTGTAATAAATATCTGTAAATGACGCTATTGCATTTGGAGTATAGAGTTCTGTTGAAGATGGATTTACAAATGTAATTCCACTACTTGCTTGACTACCATTTAACACGCCACCAGCGGCTGATAATTGTGTTCTACAAGTAAAAGGTAAATTACTTGACAAAATTCCACCAGCACTACAAGAAATACTTGTAGTAGCACTAATTTTCCCAGCAATAAACACAAGATTACCAATCTTTGTATAAGTTCCAGAAGAACTAAAAGTTCCAACTCGTGTTATGCCAGAACCTTGATTTGGACTCCAAGTGCCTTCCTCATAATCATCCAATGTGTTTGCGTCAGATGATGCTGATTGGGTTGCGGGGAAAGTGATGCCAGCACCGCTTGCCGATGCAGTTGCCGCGCCCACCCCGATGGTTGTTCCAAAAGAAGGTGTGGTTAATGTTGCCAATGTTGCGGTAGTCGCTGGCAATGTCAAAACGCTAGAACCAGACACGGCTGGTGCTTGTAGCGTTATCGTTCCGCTTGTGTCTCCCGCTATTACTACTTGACTCATACTTATCCTTTAAAGAACAACCCAACGCTGTCCAGATGTGACTGTTACTGCCTGGCCTGACGCAATTGTGATTGGTCCAACCGAAAACCCGTTATTGCCACTTGCTATTGTGTAGCTTGCGCCAACGGTTGTCGAATTGATGTTGATGCCGTTTGATGCAATTTGAACTGGCGCGGTCAATTCGCCCGTGCTTGGGTTGTATTTGTATTTGGTCGAACTGACGTATTCGGTGCTTACCGTGCCTGTTGTGGCATTTGCAAACAATGGATAACGGGTTGCGTTTGTGGTTGTGTCGTCCGTGATCGTGACTGCCGTGCCCGCGGTCGCCCAGGTAAACGCCGATCCGTTCCAGGTCAACGCGGTGCTTGCTGTGCTTGGTGCAGCCACAAATGAAGTCGCACCAGCTCCAGTTTGATACGGGATTTGGTTTGCCGTGCCGCCAGCCAGGTTGGTTGCGGTCGTTGCACTTGTTGCACTTGTTGCGGTTGCTGCGTTTCCGCCGATCGACAAACTGGCTGCAGTTCCAGTTAGTCCCGTGCCCGCGCCCGTGAAGCTAGTGGATGTAAATACGCCCGTGGAAGGGTTGTATTGCAGCTTGGTTGAGCTGACATATTCGGTTGATATGTTGCCCGTGGTTTGGTTGGCAAACAGCGGATAACGCGTTCCAGCGGTTGTCGTGTCGTCCGTCACCGTTGCATAGGCAGCTGGCGCGGTCCAGGTTGGGGCACTTGTTCCGTTGGAAGTCAGGACATAACCAATTGTTCCCGCAGCCAGGAACGAAGTCGCGCCCGATCCTGATTGGTAAGGCACATAACCAGCACCACCGCCCGCCAAGTTGGTCGCCGTGGTCGCCGTAGAAGCTGATCCAACCGACAAAGTAGATTGGGCCACATACTGCGGGGCACTTGCGCCAGCTGTTAGAACGTAGTTAGTCGTGCCCAGGGCTAGGGTAGAAGTGGTTGCAGCTGCAGTTTGGTAAACCAGCGAACCAGCTGCGCCGCCCGTAACGTTTGTTGCCGTGGTAGCCGTAGCCACCGCGCCCGACACGATCGATCCAGAAATCGAAGTTAACCAGGATGGATTGGAGTAAGAACCCGTGGAATATAGGCCGTTGGTGACGGTTGCAGCGTTTCCGCTAATGCTAATGGACCATGTACCGCTAGCATTTGTTCCCGTGGTGCTGGGTGCGCCTACGGTGTTGTAGCTGATCGTGACTGCAGAAGCGCCGTTGTAGGTTTGGGGCGAAGTACCGCCAGCACCGCCAGAATTGATTGTCAGGCTGTTTGTGACGCTGCCAGCGCTGGTTGCTGTGGCTGCATTGCCCCCAATCGATAAACCGCTTGCTGTGCCCGTTAAATTCGTTCCTGGGCCGCTGAAATAGGTGTTAGCTGTTACTGTTGTGCCTGTTATGGCTGCAGCAGTCGATCCGCCGATGGTTGTGCCGTTGATCGTGCCACCAGTAATCGCCACCGCATTTGCGTTTTGCGTGGACATTGTGCCCAGGCCAGAAACCTGGGTGTTTGCAATGGCTATCGATGTGTTTGTGACCGATGAAACCTGACCGCTGGCATTTGTTGTGATAACGGGGACGGATGAAGCCGATCCGTAAGTGCCAGCCGTGCCCACGGGCGTAATGCTGAACTGATAACCAGCCAGGGTTAAGCCCGTGCCAGCTGTGTATGTCGCATTATTCGAGAATTGCGTGAATGTAATGGGCGTAGTGCCCAATGTTCCGCCAGCCTGGTTGGTGTCCACCCAAGACGATCCAGCCCAAACCGTACCAGCCAGAACAAACAAATAGGCTGCAACGATTTCGTTCCAGGTATTCGCGTCCGATGATCTGGCCCATGCACCAGCTGCAGCGACATAAATGCCGTTATCTGCGCCAGCTGTTTGGTTTTTAACCAGGATGCGGTTGCCCGCAGTCAATGTCGAAGTCCAATCGCCATTTCCCTGGACTGCCAGGCCTGACAACGTGATATTGCCAGTTGTGGTGTAGTTTGCTGGCTGTTTAAAGGCCAAACCCTGGGCCACCGCGTCAACGTATGCCTGGTTAACAATGTCGTTTGGACCGCTAGGTGTCGAAGTGATCGTGCCCGTGGTCGTTGCAATGTTGGTAAATGTTCCAGCTGCGGGCGTTGTGCCGCCGATTACGCTGCTATCAATCGTGCTGTTGGTAATCGTCAATCCCGACTGAACGGGATTAATGTTTGCATAGAACGGCGTACCAGCTGGCCCAATCAACGTCACCAGGTCAAACGTTGGTTCGGGCTTAAATATCCCTTGAACGGGAACGATGTTAATCGTTGACGTTGTTGCGGCTTGATTAGCCATAAGGCAGCCTTAATCCGCTTGGCAAGCGGTGATGTAGAGGGTGTTTGTGCCCGAACTAATGGCCTTGATGTAAAACGGTGCTTTTGGGGCAGCGACTATGAGGGGGTAATTCATGCCGCCTGGCAGCACAAAAGAACCTTTGTTGCCAGTTGTCGCAACGGTTGGGGTTGGGACGGTGCTGGAATTAGAAAATTCAATGCCAACAACGCCAGTTCCCACGTTTAACAAAGAAACGTAGTTGGTTTGGTCGTTTGTTGTGGCTTCAATCAACGTGGCAGCACTTGCCGATGTTGTTAGGTCTAGCGTATAAGTGCGACCGCTATATCGCATCACGGAAGTGTTGACCATGTTCAATCCTTCAAAATTGTGTCTGAATTATAGGCTTCAAAAAGGAAAAAGCCACCCCTTGTGAGAGTGGCTTCCCCTTATTTAATCAACGATTAAAACTCGCTGAAGTCGTATCCGTAAACGAAGATGTCTACAGTACCGCCAGCAACGGCAGTTCCGACCTTGACGTACAAGGTTTGAGCTGTCAAGCGGGTAGTTTTTGTGCCAGCCACAACGGTTGAGTTAGTAACATAAGTCGAGCTTGTGTTGCTAGTCAATGCTGCGTTGGTAACAATTTCAGTTCCTGTGCCGTTAGGTGCGGTCCAAATAGCCAATGCTGCGCTGCTAACGTCAGAATTGGCGTTTGTGATCGCCACATATTGAACGTTATAAGAAGCAGTATTGAAAACTGGAAGGGTAACAGCTGCGTCACCAGTTTGGCTAACTGGAACGGAATTAGCGTAAGCCAAAAGGCGAATCGCTTGGTTCGTTGCCAGGTTAGATGGGTGAATCGTTTGGGTACTTGCTGGTCCTGGATTTGCCATGATATGTATTCCTTAAAAAATGTTTGATGAAACGCGGGTGATTAGCCCCCATTAGGTTTAGGCTGCAACGCGGCAAGCCAACTCAGGGTACAAAGGCGCCCAGCCATACAACACATCAACGCGAGTAGGAATACTATCATTGTTAATTGTATACTGGCGTACTACACGCAAGGACAAACCTAATTCTTTATCACTAGCGCGTCCAGCAAAATGGACTCCGTCTGGAAGCTCTAAATCTGCCGTTGCCAAGCAAAATGCATTCTTATGCATTACAATATTCTGCGGACTTACTGTTCCAGTATTATTAAATGGAGTTACAACAGCTGCAGAGTTTGTAGTTGGGATTGACACGTTCTGGAACTGACCAGCTGTGATGATTGCGGGGCTAACTGTTACTGAAGTAGTACCAGAAGTTGCAACGGTCACGGGCGAAGTCACCACGAAGTTACGGAGCTTGTTGCTGCCGTAAGCCTGGCGGTTTTGTGGGTTGACGGCGTACACACCAGCGATCTGGATAACGTCACCTTGTTTCAAACCAGCAGTAGCAGTCGCTGCGGTCAAAGCAATGGTAGAAGTTGATGCCCAACCAGAAGTCAGGAAACCAGTTGCGGTTGATGTGTTGCAAGACAAAGTAGCGGTCGCATAAGAACCGAATGTTTGTGCCACAACGTTTTGGTCCATGTACCATGAAACGCCAGCGGAATCGCGGCCCATCATGCCTTTGCTGTATTGATCGCTGATTTTGTCCGATGGCATGAACAAACCTTTTAAGCTGTCAACGATAGTTGCAGATGTAAATGGTTCGATGATGCATGAACGGCGACCATCGCGTGGTGCGCCTTCAGAATCAAGATAAGCGCCAGCGGTCAAATATGTAATAAGACCAGTTGGGGGTGTGCCAGCTGTGCCAACGATGTTGGCGGTGTTGTTCTTAGCCATTGTCAGGCCGTCAAAGTCCACCTTATTGGCTATGGCAGCCACCGCGGGTTTGAGAATGCGATCCGAAAATGCGTCCAATGACAAAGCCAGGTCTTGGCTAGTAAATTGGGTGTCAACGTGGAACTGGGTTGACAAAGTAACGGGTACTGAAGTCTCGTTAAAGTCTTCAACGTTCAATGCTGGACCAGTAGTTCCAACGAAACGACCAGGACGGCGTACATTCAAAGTTGCCCCAATTTTCGCACCTGTGACCGCGAACTGATCATCATAGTTGCGATCGACTTGGCCCGAAAAGGTCAACTCGTTTTCCAAGACCATTAAGGCCTCATTAGTGATCATGCTGATCGTCAATAAATTATTTGCCATTTAAGTTTCTCCAAATGTTGGATTGTTGCGTTTGTTTCACTAGCGGATTCGCCCAGCAAGTCGTGCTGCTTTCCAAGCTTGATATGAACCGTGGAATTGACCATCGCTGGTCAGGTTCACATCTCGCCCGTTGGCTGCCGATCTGATAGGGTTAATCGGTGCTGGTGCTTTACTTTTGTTAACAGCGGTTTTCTGCAATGGCTCTTCGGGTTTTTTCTCGAATTGCGACTCCAATTTACCAATCATTCTCAAAGCTGCGGTCATTGTCATGCCGTTGAGCTTTTCCGCGAGATCGGGATTTTCAGCCAGGTGATACAAAACGCGAGGTCCAACCTCTGATTCAAAAATCGCATCGCGCACTTCATTGCTTACCGCAACGTCTGCTGATCCGACCATGTCTTCAAAGTCTGGAATCTCTGACTTGGCAGCTTCAACCCGTTTCGCCCAGGTGTTGATCACCTTCTGACGTTCGGCTTCTGCCCTGGCATTTGCTTCCTTCTGCTTCTCTTCCCCTAATCGCTGATCTACCTTGTAATCTATGAGCGCCTGTTGGTACTCATACATATCGGTAAATTGCTCTGGCTTCGGTTCTGCTTCAAACTTTGGTTCAGCGGTTGGCTGCACCTTGTTTTGTAGCTCCCTGACCTGGGCTTCCAAAGATTCCCTTAGTTCGCGTTCCCTTCGGGCCTCTTCCCGTGCTGATTCGCGCTCTTTTGTAATCTGTGAAAACCGCTTCTCCAACTTTGGGTTGGGCTTGCGTTCTTCCGTTGCTTTCGCTTCATCTTCACCATTTGGTTCACTCTGGACCACCTCATCAGTCGGTTCTGCTGGAGTTTCCTCAACAGCAGCCGCGGCCTGGTTCGGTTCTGGATCAGCTAAACCCAATTTCTTGGCGTTAAATTCGGCTAAATTTTCACTTGTAACCACATTGGCTGCAAGTCGTTCTGCTACTTCTGACATTGAGTTTCCTCAAAGAATTTGCCCCGTGAACCCCACGGGTAAGGGTTTTGGGCGATATTACCCGAAATTACTCACTTGTCAAGCTTACTGCATAGGTTGTTGTTCCATTTGCGGCTGCTCTGGCTGCTGCTGCGTAAATGGGCTTGCACCTTCGGCAATATCTGACGCTGCAATCGTTGCATACTGGCCTTGCTCCATATTGCGCTTTTCGATCTCGCGCATAAGGCGGTTTGTATCCATGTGATGCAGCAACAATTCGACAATCGCATCGATTTCGGTCTTGTTCTGGCTAGTGATGGCGCGGGTGTTTTGGTCGTTGACTTTGACCTCTGCCATCGTTTCGGTGTTGTGCGCCTTTGCGGTGACTTCCATAAGCTTGCGCTTGGTTGCACCGTCTTCTTTGATTTGCTGCACTTGTCCGCGGTTGTTGATCTCCAGCTGCGCGGCCTGGAGCTGCTGCTGCATTTCTTGCAGCTGCTTTTTGCTGTTTGCCAATTCCATTTGGACCTGGGGCGGAATGTCCGATTTTTCGTCCACTTGGGCCATTGGGTTCATGGATGCTAGGCGGTCCGCAATTACGTCCGCACCAGGAAAGTCCATGTTTCTAAACACCAGATCGCCAGCGATATTGAACAGCTGCTCGTTGCCTGTTAGCAGCGGCATCATGGCTTCCACGGCTTGCTGGCGTTTGGTTTGGAATCCTGGTCCAGTATCCATAACCACATCGTATTCGCCAACCGTCACATCGTTTAGCACTTCGCCGACTTCTGTCTTCTCGTTGATCGTGGTCATGTCTGGCTGCCCATCCGATCCAATGATCCGCATAACGCGGTGCGTGTCGTAGATTTTTGGAATCAAATCCAGGATGATTTTGCCCGTGTGACGGATCGACCTGGTCATGTTGTCGTAGAAATGGAAATTCGATAGGTCAACCTGGTTCTGTTGTCCAGCCAATGCCTTGCCAGATATGTTGCCCGTTGGCAGCTGGTTCGGATCAAGTATGCCCAGGACCATTTGCAGATCGGCTGAGATAGCGCCAGCTGCTTCCATAATTCCAGCGGGCGGCGGTTCTGGCTGCAGCCTTTGTGGAGCTGGAGCTGGTACGCCTTCAATATCTTTTTGCTTGTAACGCAGCACGGGGCTGGACTTGATGTTAGCCAATGCCCATTCGTTTTCGTGCCCTTCGTCCTGGCCTTCTGCCAGCAGCCACTTGGCCTTTGGAGCTAGCGCAACCGATTCGGTCATGCTGGTGCGCCAGAAGTTATACATCCGCTGCGGGTCTTTCGCAAATCGGACCAGGCCGTAGCGCTTGCGGCGGTCGTCCACGATTACTTGTGCGCCGTAGCACGGTACAACGGGGATATATTTTCCAGCCCAGGTTTTCTCTTCCAGGACTTCCAGGGCTGTCATCTTGCACCATTTAATGGCTTTGCGGAATGTGTCGCGTTCATCCACAACGGACAAACCAGCTGCTTCCACGCGTTCGAAGAAGTTAGCAGAATCGGCAAAGTGGACCGTGTTATCGCTTAGTTGGTAAAGCTTGGCGCGTTCACGTTCAACATAGAAATATTCGGCGATCCGAATGTCTTCCTTGGTGATCCAGCTGGCGGTGTCGTCACCTGTTGATCGCTGCGTGAAGTTAGCGCCATCGTTTGCGTCTGGATAATGGTCGCGGAATACCTTCTTATCCATGATGGTCGTGATCAGGCACTTTTCAGCGTCCGATCCGTCAGGCAGAACGGAATTAGGATCGAAGTAAACGGTAAACGGGTTGTCTATCGTGTCGATGTATATTTCCTGGTCGAACGAATCTTCGCTAACGTAGCGTGTGTTGATCCGCCAAAAGCCCCAACCCATCCGCACGGCATAGTCAAAAGCGGTGTCGTATGCGGTGTCAGCGTTAGAGTTCACTTCGATGTGCCTGGTCATGCCTTCGATCACCTGGGCGATCTTGTAATCTGCCAGGTTATTTACTGGCTGCACTTTGATCCTGGGGCGCTGCATACGCTGCTGGTTTGTCACCTGGCGGATGTACGCATCGATCTTGTTAATGGTCAAACAAGGGCGGGCTTCCACGTTGCGCGAGTTCTGTATTTCAACGGGCCATTGGTCGCCAGCTGCAAATTTAATGTCTTGCAAAGCTTCGGCGCGGTTCATTGAATCCGCATCATTGACTAGATGCCAAAACTTGATGGCTTCCTGGATTCTTCCGTCTTTTGCTTCGTTTGTTTGTGCCATTGGTGTACCTCTTTAATTCATTATCCCATCCAACCAGCGACCATTGCAACTTGTGCCTTGGGCTTCCTGGCTGCTGGTTCTTTAATCATTAGCGCAATGTATCTGAATGCGTCCGCCCCATGTGAGTAATGGTCATGCAGCGGGGTTCGACTGAACTGGCCCGTTGTTGGATCGACTTCATAACGGTAATGGCGTAGGCAATTGATGCCTTCGGCTGCGTTCTCGCGGTCGAAATAGCAGCTGGGGAATATGGTCCTGGCAGCGTTGATCGAATCCAGAATCGGCACACGGGGCAGAATCTGCGTCTTATACCCAGCAGCCCGCACAATGTCGTCAATCGACCGACCAGCTGCAGCCAGGGTTTTGTTCTCTGCGTCATGGGGCAGCCAAACCTTGTCGTACACATAACCAAACGTTTGCATCGTTGCCAGGTAATGGCTAATGGTCTTCTGGCTGTCTTCAATGTAGCGGATTAGCCTGGTTTCCATGCCCACAAACTGCAAAAACCAAATGGCTGTGCTATCTGCCCATCCCAGGTCAAACACGGCATGAACTGGTTTTGTTGCGTCATACGGGACTTTAGTCAATCGTCCGTCCAGCTCCGCTTGCTGCAGCTCTTTGGCAAAGATAGCCCCATCGACTGATTGGCGGCATAAACCTTCCCATACCTGGTTGTATGCTTCCAGGTCGCGGGCTTTCAATGCGTCTTTTTCCAGCATCAATGTATCTGGAAACCAGGGGTTATCGCTCCAGTTGATCTTGATCAGGATGCAGTCCGCGGGCGGGTTTAGCACAAACCGCTGATATGTTTCGTCTGTCTCTAGCTCTGGGTTAAAGCTAATCCATATCTCGCTGCCCTGTTTGCGGATGGTCGGGATTAGGATGTTCCAGGATAGGCGGCTGGTCATTTGTGCCTCCTCCACCCAACAGATATCCACCCCTTCATAACTTTTTATGTTTGCCACGTTGTTGCGTAGGCCAACAAATGCAAACTCTGTCCCGTTCTTGCCGCGGATGCTGTTCTGGGTTATCTCATAGAACCCCAGCAGTCCAAGCGCTTCGATCTGGTCGCATAGCAGCTTGTGAACCGAATCCTTGATTGATGTTTGGAATTCCCTGGCGCATAGGATGCGGATCGGGTCTTTAGCGCCTTTGATCAGTAAAGCGCGGGCTATTCCCCAACTTTTTGCACCACCTCTTCCACCGTAGGCGACTTTGTAGCGGCTTTTCTCAAACAAGCCCTTGAGCTTAATTGGGAATTCCGCTTTAGCTATCGCCTGGTTGACTATGTCATTCATTAGGCTTTACAAATGTGACCTGGATGCCTTGCAGCAGCGGTGTGCCGTTTTCGCCTGTGATTTCTGTTTTGGTGCTTTCCCGATACTTCTTGGGGAATCTTGCAGCCATCGACCTGGACCAGATCGAGCTGTTTAGCTTGGCAGCGTCTTTCTCTTCCACCATCATATTTTGGGCTATCGATTCCCACCAATCCAGCTCTAATTCCTTCGCCTGATCCAAGGCGTGCATAAATTCTGGATGCCTATCCTTCCAGTCGAACATAACCCTAGTAGAAACACCTAGCTTTGCGGCTATTTGTTCAATGGATTTACCCTGGCTGCCTAGCTCGATTACCTGGTCGCATAGTGCGGGGTCATACAAGCTTGGTCGTCCTACGGGGCGTTTAACTTCTTCGGTCATTTTTTAGCTGTCTTAGCAGATTGTTTGAATGCTGCAGCTGTGGGTGCGCCTTTGCTGCCAGGCTTACGCATACGTTCCACGGGCTTGCCTTCGGCCTTTTCACGGGCTATCCGTTCTTGCTTTTTGTGTATGTTGGCATAGAGTCCTGGTTTCATTTCTTTTTAGCTGGCTTTTTCTTCTCAGCTTCCCGCTTTACAGAATAGGCAATTGCCACCGCTTGTTTGGGCGGCTTGCCAGCTTCTATCTCTTTTTTGATATTAGCCTTCAGCGCTTTGGGTGTCATTGACTTGATTAGGGGCATCTTTAGCTTCCAGTTGGGTTAACCAGTATTGGCAGTCCTGGATCGCCCCGCCGATCGCCTGGAGAGTTATCTCCATTTGACGGGCCTGGGCGGTTAGCTGTTCAATCCTGGCTTTTAGGGCTGCTTCAGTCATTACTGACCGTGGATGATTGCGTAGTTAAGAATAACGGCTTCAGATAATGAACCGCCACTCATGTTACGCAATGTCAACACGGCAGAACCAGCTGTCATGCTGGAAACATAAGTTGTGTAAGCACCAGCTGTGCCGCCACCAGACACGTTAACGATAATTGCATCGTTTGTGCTGATCAGGCTGTTAGTCAATGTGAACGAAACCGCGGCGTTTGATGCCAGGGCTGCGTTGTTCATTGTGATGCGACCAGCTGAAGTGTTCAAAGTTACACCAGTAGACTTATCGGTTGCCTGGGTAACAGAACCTTGTGCAGCTGTGGAATAGCCGATTTGCTGGGTTGCATATACGGTTGAGAATTCTGGATCGTTATATGCGACACCAGTTGCAATTGAATTTGACATGATTTGATCCTTAAAAGGGTTGGGTTTTGGGATTATGCTTCAACTACGGCACAAATGTCCGCTTCTTGAATTACTTGATAGTCCTGGCCCGCAATGTTGTGGGTAGGCCAATTTAAATAATCGCCGTTTCCGTATTTCACGAAATCGCCGACTTTTACTTCTGAAACCATTGGACCGATCGCCATAATCGTGCCTTCGTTAAATGGTTCTTTGTTGTTTACCACGATGATTTCTGATAGCGTCCGCACTTGGGGACGTACCACCACGCGGTCACGCAACGGCTGCAGCATCTTTTTTCCTTGTGTATTTGCGTTTAGGGGGTTCTGTAATGGTGTCGGTCATTATGTCGTACACGGGCATTTGCACTACTACCGTAGGTTCTAAAACGTGTTCACCACACCAATCGTTTTCATGCTTGTTAAGCATTTGCGGATAACGGCGGCAGCTGCCCATGATTTGGGCATTTTTAAAGTAGACACAAGTAGCGCAACTAGACACCACGAGTCCCATCCATGTCTTCGCGCATAACAGCTCTGTTTAAACCAGCAGCCATGCGTTCTGCCAGGCCTTTGTTTTCTGCTTCAAAAGCCCGAAGTTCACGATGTTCAGCGGGCGTTAGCGCCCTTTGTTCCTCTGTAGATGGCATCGCTGATGCGCTCCGTTCCGCCGATTCCCTGGGAACGTACTCTTTCGAGAGTCTCATATAACCTCCTTTTGACTTCATTTTCTTCTAATTTAGGCAACTTGTCAAGCTGGCTTGCTCTTGCGTTGCCCTTGCCCAACGAATTGTCAACAATTTGGATGTTTACACGGGGGTTTTTGGCGTATTTCTTCTGTAGCTCTTCAATTACCTGGCGCGAACCCATGTGGGTTTTTAGATGTTCGCCAATTGGGACGGTCCGACCTGATCCTTTTTCCTTTTCCATCCTATGCGCCCGTGCCAATGCGCCATGCTCCAGGGCATCGGCTGGATCGCGGTAGGTGTAAATGATTCGGACTTTGCGTTTTGCTTCCAGGGCTTGCTGAATCTTTTTGTCCGCCGATGAAAACTTGTTCATGTTGGTGTCGTAGATCATTTCGGCTTTTGCAAGCGCGGGATCGACTTTTTCCAATATGTCCAGGGCCGTGGTCTTGCCCGCACCAGTTCCACCCGCGCTAAATACCACCGTGTTATCCATGCCCTTGGGGGTTGGCTGCGAGAGTCTGTCGGCATAAAGCTTCTTCATGAAGTGGCTGGACGGTTCATGTACGTCAGCGGACCTGGTCCGATCTTCCCGATAATGCGGAGACATTTCTCGCGCTACATCGGTGTTAATAATCCGTCCACCCTTTGATTCTGGATGTGCTGCATACTCTTCCACCAGCTGCGGATATTGTGCTGCCAACCGTTGGAAATATTCCTGTTCGATTGGATTTACCTGGCCCTGGGGTGTTTGCGGCACAAGCGCCGAAACCCTGTTCATGCCAGGGTCGGCTTGTGGTTGCCCCGCCGCCATCATTGCGGTTAGGGGATTAGCCATTACTGGTAAGACTTGCGGTCGTGTGTATAGCAAACGCCGTTAGAACGTCCGCCATCGAACTTCTTGTCCGCGCCGACTTTGTTGGTCATAGCGTTAGGAATGTTGTTTTTGGCGCTGCCACGTTCGCCAGTAGAGTCAGAAGCAGCTGGGTTGCCCTTCATCATCGCGTGTGTGCCGTAGCCTTTGGGTTCGTTTTTCTCGATTTCAGCCATGATTTTTCCTTAATCTAAGTAGCGGAGTTTATACAAAGTCGAATTGATCAAATCAGCAATTTCATCAATTAGATTCTGTAATTCGGTGTCCTGGGGTAGCTCTTTGCGGGCTTCCTGGACAAATTCTTTCATGCTGGTTAAATATTTTACGGGGTCTTTTTCCGTATGAAATTCGTCAGGGAATTTTTTAAGCTGCTCATAGCGTCCCATGTACGCTTCTGCATATTTGTCAACCAGTTTAATAATTTTTGCATAGTATCTTCCCAAAGCTTCATGTTTTGCAATGTTGTTTGTGGACCAATGCATGAAATGCGTAACCGTGCTGGAATGCAGCAATGTGGCGACAAATTCGGCTACTTCATGGTTCATGTTTGCACTATATCACTAAACGATGGAATTGGCACATTTTCGGGCCATGCGCCCTGGTCACACAATTTTGCCACGGTTGCAACGTGCGCGTGTTGCCATTTTTCCTGGCGCTGGGCTTTTGTCAGGTTAGCGCCCTGGTCGATTTCGTAATGGCAGCTTTGGCATAACGCAGCCACCAAGTTGTCGTCAGCTTTAATTCCGCGGCCCTTACCACCACCCCAGTTGGTATGCGCGGCCTGGACCATCTCACCGCTGCCGCAGCATTGGCATTCCAGGCCAGCTACCAGCTGCAGCAACTTTTTGCTTCGGACGTAATTGTGTTTTGGGATCATCATTTGATTTCGACTACGTCTTTTCCTTTGCTTCGGATGTAATTGCTTGTTTTGGTGATCATGGTTTCGTAAACCGACCTGGAAACGCTGCAGCGCTGGGCATCGTGGTAGGCGAAAATTTCCCGCAAAGCATTAATGCCGACACCAGACAATCCCATCTTCATGGTTTCCTGGTAACGCCTGGCTGCTTCTGTCATGGCCTGGCAACCTTGTTCGCAATATGGCAACACTTCTGGACCTATGCCGTTTTTGCCCATCATTTCGGCAATGTTCATCATGTCCACCAGCAGCCGCCAATCTTCGACCGTGCCGTAACCCTTGACCATTGAATCAAACGCGCTTAACTCCCGCAGCCTAAGTTTGTCCAACAATGCCTGGTCCGTCACCCTAGCGCCAGCAATTGCGTAAGTGATTGGATTAATTGTGGTTGACCAGATTTTGCGCTGGCACTTTTTTCTCATGCTTGTCCCCTTGCTCTGATTAAATCGTCTTTAGTTGTTTGACGGACAGCCACAGCATCACCTTTCCATACAGACCATGCGTCACTTAAACGAATACGCCACCAAAGCCAACCTTTTTCTGGTAATGCAGGCTCCCAATGTTTTCCATCTGGCGATGATTGGCATGGGTTTTCTATAAGTTCTTTTATTGTCATCATGCTTGTCCCCTTGCTCTGATTGCGTCAGCGATTTCATCTGCTGTGTCTACCTCGTTGCCGTAATAACCCCAACCGTATTTGTCGCTTATTTGGTCGGCAACCTTTGCACACGCCTCACGCTCTGCTTTAACAGCCTCATCAATTCGTTTTAGCCATAACTGTGCGTGTTTATTGCTGTAATCGTTTCTGACCAGTTTGGCAAAGTAGAAAACAGATTCAGAAAACCCATCTTGTGTTTCCAATCCAGCCTCTTTAGCCATTTCAATGATTTCTTGTGTCATGTTCAATTCCTTTTTGTGCCATCCAAGCTAGCAGCCATTCAATAAATTCTGATCCTTCTTCCATCGTGAATTTGTGGCTTTGCATTCCCAGCTGCACCACCCGTTCACCGTCCAGGCTGGGGGCGATCTTGCCCAGCTTGCGGTTTGTTTCATGCGCCCATTGGTCGATTAGCAGCCTTTTCCAATCGTCCGCGGTCCAGGTCGATCCAACCTTTTTCATTTCAGCAGCGACTTTGTGGATTAGCGCGTGAAACATATCGTTTTGTTCGGTGCTGCGCCTGGCTTGTTTGATTTCCAGGCGCATACGCCGACCAGCTTGCAGCCCTTCTTTTATCTTGGGCCAGATTTCCTTCATTACCACCGCGGCTTGCTGGGGGTTGTGCAGCTGGATAATCATGTGTGTTCGTGAATCATTATGTTTGCGCCTGGTTCTAGCGCATAGCATTTCAGAATGTGGGCTTCCACGATTTGGCTGTCGTCCAGGTAAATAATCCCGTTCATTGCGTCCGTGATGCTTTTGTAACAGTTGTCCAGGTCTACGCGTTTTGGAAACTCCAAACCGTTTAAACAAGCTTCCGTGCGTTTTTTGGAGTATGACGCTGGTACGGCATAACGAAGATATAAAAACACGGTTAAATGGCCTTTTAGCGGTTCTGAGCTGCCAATTGCCATCCGTGCTTTGGTCGCCACGCGGGTTTCGTATTCGATTGTTTTGGAATCGGTATAGGTTTGGACAAACTGCCCGCGCCTAGCAAACCGTGGGCGGCCTTTGGGGACGGGATCGCCTGGTACTTCAAAGTTTACGATCAGCATTTTTTAGCCTGTTCATGTTGTCGCGCAGCTGGTCGGCTGCAGCTTGCCCGCGCTTCTTGGCAATGTCTGCCAAAGTTCTATTCCACCAATCCATCGCTTCCCCCTTGCCTTCTTCCCGTACCTTCTTGCGATACCGTGTGATCCATTCCCTGGCTTCGCATTCCCTCATGTAATCCATCTAAATCCCCAGTCATTTCTAAAGCTTTGTTAACAATGTTAAGTGGATAACTTTCGCCATCAACCAGGCGGTCCAGGATTAGGTTTGCTGTTTGGTAGTTCATTAGAAATCCTCCTTGTCGTCATACCATTGCGCCACGGTCTTTGGTTCTTTTGGCAATAGGCTTGCTGGGTTGCGGCTGGGCTTTTCGCCTGACCATTGGTGATGCGAGCATTTGGGCTTGTCTCCGCTTATATGGACCGTCCAGCGTTGATTGCAGCCAGGCACGGAACACATTAGGCGCTGCATTTCGTCAATTCCAGATTCTTGTTTTTTCTCAGGTTTAGCAAAACTCATTTGGCGTACTTTCCGTCAATGATTTTTTGAAAGTTAGTGGCATTCACAATCCATTCCAAATCAGGCCGCCACGTTCGCCCTTTTGTCTCAAATCCGTTAGCCAAAGATGTGTCGTTGGCAATGTAGGCAAAAAACGCATCCCACCACTTCAATCCAGCTTCCGTGGTTTTGTAGCCTTCGGGGGAATAGGCCGATGGTTTACCAGCTTGAATCCAGCGCTGCCGCATATTGGCCTGGCGGTTGCCTTCCCAGGTTCTTGGTTGGGTAAGGTGTGGCAAATGCTTTTCCCAAAGTTTTAATAATTCGGAATGTGGACAAGGCGGGAAGGCACTTCCCGACAAAGAAGGTTTACCTTCTTTAATATTGGGTAATGGGTTATTGGTTATGTGTAATGTGTCTTGTGTAGCATTGCCTTCGGATTGCGTTGGCAATGCGTTCGCATCTTTAGCCTTATTCCATCGGGCTTTAGCGCTTTCGCTTGCCTTGCTAGATTTCTCTCCAGCCCTGGCAATTTCTTTGTCGGCCCTGTGATGAATCCAACCATCTTCTGTGCATTCGAAATACTCTTGCAAAACCAACGCAATGGAATCGCTATGCGATCGCATACGAATTTGCCTGGATGTTTCAGTTAAATCTAGCGGTATCGGGATTTCGTGAAGATAGTACCAATCAAGCAAACGCCGATAAGTTAAATCTTCAATGTCGGATAAATGTGCGGTGTGACTTTGATAGTCACCGATATTGAATTGGTAGTAATGCATTGGCAAACCTTTTTCCCACCTTTGAAAAGAGAACTAGGGCGGGGGGAAGGTGTAACCCCTTTCGATGCGCTCATGACTTCGCATCTAGCCCTGTTCAAAACTATTTTACGTTAAACCATTCGGGATGCAACACCCGCAGCTGCCAAACCCTAGCCTGGGGGACGTTGGTCCATTGGCTAATGGCTGCAGTTGTTATGCCCAGCAGCTCCGCCAGCTTCCTGGCAGAACCAGCTTTTTCAATTGCTTGCTCTTTTGTCATATTCGCATATTAAGTTAGCTTGCTTATTTTGTCAATACCCTACAAAGTTAAGGGGGCTTTATAAATACTTGTTGCAATTAATATTTAGCTGGCTTAATATTCGGTCATGCCCTAGCGAATTGCACGGGGACTTTTAAAAGGAAATCAAAATGTCAAATCGTCAATATCTTTCTTGTGCCGAAACTGCAAAATTAGTTCGCGCAGCTCTAAAAGAGTCTTTCCCAGGTGTGAAGTTCAGCGTTAAGTCCAGCGTTTACAGCGGCGGCGCTTCCATCAATATCCGCTACACCGATGGCCCAACATACGACCAGGTTAAATTGGTTGCTGGTATGTTCGAAGGCGCTTATTTCGATGGCATGACCGATTACAAAGGTTTGAACTACGGCAGCCTGGACGGTCAGGAAGTGCGCTTCGGTGCTGACTTCATCTTCATTAACCGCGACTTTTCCGCTGAGTTCTTAACCACCCAAGTTGCTGCAGCTTGCGCCTACTTCGGTTATCCAATGCCGCAGATCACCGCACCAGCTGGTTATAGCGCTTACATCGCCGACCGTTTGAACTACGAAGATAACCGCCGCATCATGGGCCAGGTGTCAGAAGTTAGCCTTTGCGCCAGCAGCCCCAGCGCCACCCTAGCCCGCGTGGGTTTCCTGGGTGACGATGGTTATGGCTACGGTGCAGTTGGCAGATTAGCAGCATAAGGAGAACACACCATGCAAATCGCAACCTACATCAACGAAGAATACGGCATCGCGGCCCTAGTGACAGAAATCAGTCGCGGCTATGCCGTGACCTTGCTCGATACCGATGCGGAACAGATCGTTCCTACGGTCCGCATCTTTCCGCTGGATATGTTGGCCCAGGCCATCGTGTATGCAAAACAAATTGCAAACTTAAAGGATTAATCATGGAAATCAAAGCAGTAAAAAGCGCCTTCGGTTGGAAAGCTGAGAACTACTTCCCAATCGATAGCACCACGCGAATCACCATAACCACCATGAAGCGCTACAGCGGGCAATTGACTACCACCGTAGTCGGCAGCCAAAAAGAAGGCGCTATGTGGTACTACACGGTTTGCCAGGACTACGGCATGACCTGGGCAGCCACCAGCTGCAGCCGCGTCACTAAACCAGCTGTGGAAGCCCAGCAAGCCCAGGTGATCGCCAAGCTGGACCAGATCAAAAACGAAGTTGCAGCTTTTTATGATGATATTAGGGTAAACACCTAGAAAATAATTGATAAGCTAGCTTTACAATGCATTCATGCCCCAGCAATTCCGCATAGGGTCTTTTAAAGGAAATCAAATGAGAGCTTTTACATTCGGTCGTAACACACCAACCAACGTGTTAACTATCCAGGCAAATTGCAACCTGGTTGAAGTAGGCGGCAAACGCCTAGATACATTGCGCGAAGATTTTTACGATAACGCCGTAAACATTCAAAACACACCGCGTAATTTCACCCCAATCTTTTCCCCCTACGACATTGCGTTGTCAGGCGGCGAACCTTACTCAGTTTGGAAATAAGGGGATCAACATGGACTACGCACTAGAACACACCGACCTAGATCGTTTTACTTGCAATTACGACTTCACCAAAGTCGATTGCTTCTTCGAACCTTGCAGCTATAACTTGCTGTTCGCTTATGTCGGCGGTCAATTAGTAACGGAGATGCTGCGCGACAGCGTTATCCAGGACTTCGAACGCCAATATGAAATCGCTTGCCGCGTTGAGATGGAAGAACAAAAACTTGACGCAGCCTTAGATCGTTATTACCAAAAAACTGGAGTCATTTTATGAAGCTTGATAACTACACCCAAAACGCCATCGAAGGCCCTTACACACCAACACGCCCGACCAGGGCGGACCTGGTAATTTTGTGGTTAAGCGGCTTTGTCGCTGGCCTGATCTTCGCCCTTTTAATAACTGGAAACTAACATGAATAAATTTATCTTTTTGCTTTTGCTGGCTGCAGCTGGTTGTTCGTCTTCACCCAAGCTAGCGCCTGTTGCTGACATTAACTTTCAAGCTCCCAACCAGGAACTAATTGTCGATCCCAAAATTCAAATGATGGGACGCAATGAAGTAATCGATGCGGTACGCCAATGCGAAACGTCTGGCTTGCGGGCCATCCCAATTTATGCCAAACGCAAAGTTAGCGGCTATTCGGTTGAAACCATAGTCGAAGTTACTTGCGGCCCTAAATATCCATACTAAGGAAACACCATGCAAATCGAATTATCAATTGACGAAGTCAAAGATGCCGTGGCCCTGATCTTGTCGGTCAAATACAACCTGGACGTTAAGAAGTGCAATTTCACATACGACCTGGTTAACTTTGACAGCAGCTTGTTTGGCCTTACTTGTGAAGTGTACGAAAAGGAAACTAAATGAAAAACATTGCCACCGCCCTAGTAAAAGCACAAAAGGCCTTTGGGCCAGCTTTAAAGACCTCTACAAACCCGCATTTCCGCAGCCGCTACGCTGACCTATCCGCTTGCGTGGAAGCTGTTGTGGACGCGTTAAACGATAACGGCATTTACTTGCTGCAGAAGAATTCCGATTGCACCGATGGCGTAATGGTCGAAACCGTGTTTGTCCACGAATCTGGCGAAATGCTGGAATGCGGGATTGTCCACTTCCCCGCGGTCAAACACGATCCCCAGGGATACGCTAGCGCGTTGACGTATGCCCGCCGATACAGCCTTATGGCTGCCTGTGGTATTGCTCCAGAAGATGACGATGGCAACGCTGCAGCCAAACGACCAGCTCCCAAAGTAAACGACAAACTTATGGCGGACCACCTGGCTGCCATCGATGCCACCAGTAATAGCGAAGAGTTAACCGCAGCGTACCAGGCAGCGTTTGAAGCTTGCAATGGCGACCAGGCCTGGCAAGCCAAAGTTATGGCCGCCAAGAAATCCCGTGTAGAACGTGCAAAAAAGGAAAAAACAAATGGATAACACACCAGCATTTCCAATCGTTGTTGATTATGGCGATGGCGTGAAATATCAAACTGGCATGAATTTGCGTGATTATTTTGCGGCTAAGGCTATGCAAGGAATTTGTGCTTCTGACCCATCAACTGCGATGACAAACGTAAGAATTGCCGCAGAAGCCTACGATTTAGCAGACGCAATGATGAAAGCGAGATCAGAATGAACGAAATAGAACAACGTACCGAAGAATGGTTTGCTGCCCGCTTGGGCAAAGTAACCGCATCCCGCGTGGCAGATGTAATCGCCAAAACCAAAACTGGTTATGCAGCCACCCGCGACACCTACATGACGCAGCTGGTGCTGGAACGTATTACAAAAACCAAGGCCGAAGGGTTTACCAGCTCCGCCATGCAATGGGGTATTGACCAAGAACCATTTGCCCGCGGTCTTTTCGAAGCCACCACGGGCCAGATGGTCCAGGAAGTAGGGTTCATGCCACACCCATTAATTGATATGGCTGGCGCGTCCCCTGATGGCCTTCTGGACGATGGCGAAGGCATGATCGAAATCAAATGCCCTGAGTCGAAGGGAATGATCGAAACCCTACTAACTCAAAAAGTCCCGCAGCGCTACCTGGCGCAAATGCAATTCCAGATGGCCTGTGCGGACCGTAAATATTGCCAGTATGTGGTGTTCGATCCCCGAATGCCACCTAAAGTGCAATTGTTTGTTAAACGGGTAGACCGTGACGACAAATTTATCGCAGAAATTGAAGCGGAGATTGTGAAATTTCTTGCCGAAGTCGATGCCCAGGTCCAACAACTTAATGCAATTATTGAATCAAAATGAAAAAATCCTACGAAATCAAATTTCCCGCCCGTACCTACACAACCGCAGCTGGTGAAGAGAAAACATTCTGGGCCGAACATGGAACGCTGTTTGTCGAATGTCCAGAAGGGACTGATCTGCAAAAGTTCACATTCAAAGTCAAAATGGATTCGATGCCGATTTCTAAAGAATATGACGGTTGGTTTCGCTGCTATGAGAAAAAGCCACGCGAAGAACGCCAGGGCGAATCTAGGCCTGGTGAATACGAAGAAATTAAATTCTAGGAGCTTCCATGCTTGATCATCCAAGGGTTAGAAATAGCGATCCGATGACAAGCTGGGCCGCGGCTGGTTCTGCAAAGGACCTAGCCAAAGCCCATGCAGCCAAGATCGTGCAATGCCTTATAGAACACGGCAGCCTGGGAAAAGATGGTATTGCCCACCATACTGGTTTGGAGTCCATGCAAGTTGCCAGGCGGCTGCATGAGCTGGAAAGGGAAGGGGAAATCTGCTTGACGGGTAATGTGGTTAAGTCAAAATCTAATCGCCTGGAACGTGAATGGCAGATCGCCCCAAAGCAAAGGATTTTGTTATGAGCATAGAAGTAATGAAACAAAAGCCTGTGGCGTGGCAATGGTTAAACACGGCACACTTTCGCAAAAAATTACCAAAAGATGCAGAAAAAGGCGCATGGAATCCTCTCTACACCACACCACAACAACGCACATGGGTAGACCTGACAGATGATGAAATGCTAATGATTTATGGACAACAACATGAAGGCAAAAAATACAGTCTTGGTCGCATGGTGCAACAAGCCCTCAAGGAGAAGAACACATGAACCCACATATACAACAAATCTTGCACGACATAACTGTACGCATAACAAAATTGGAAGAAGCGCAACAACCACAACGCACATGGGTAGGGCTGACGGATGAGGAAAAAATTAAATTATGGGATAGAGCAGAAAAGCGTCAAGCATATCAAAGCGTACCAGCCTTTATTGCTTTGATTCAAGAAGTCGAGTCCAAACTCAAGGAGAAAAATCTATGATTGAAAACATTCTCACTTTGTTTGCCCTTTTGTTAATGGGCGCTTGCATCGGAGTCGGCATAATAATCGCCGTACTCTGGTTTAGCATGGATAAAGATTAATGCTTTTCGTATTCTTCTTTTGACAATAGCCCGATCTTATATTTACCTTCTGGTCTGAAGATCGTCAGCTTTTGTCCACGCATCTCAGGCGCAAAGCTTATATGCGTCCAGGTTGCGTATTCGTGGATCATTTGGTCAAACTGAATACCAGCTGCTTCGATGGCCTTGCACACCGCCAAAGGATTGCCAAAGTCTTTACAAGTGAAATCGATGGCCCACCCGTCCATGTGGCTGGAAATCTTGCTGCCACCGACTGCAACGTTAACGTCAGGCAACCGCAGCCAGGAATTAACGTGGATGGATTTACTTAATAAGGCACGGACCTTTTCCATGCCTTCGGCTGCCTTTTTCATGTTCTCCAGCTGCTGCGCGTTTGGCTGGTTACTGATCCCCAGGCGCGTTGCAGTTTCCGATGCCGTGGCTTCTTCCAGGCTGAAATGATCACTTAGCTGCATTTTCTTCCCCTACGATTGCTTTGGCGATAGCATTTGTTCCTTTGCGACCAGAAATGCCGCCCATTAAGCCGACACCCATAAATGCAATAGCTTTCAAGATTTCCAAGAAAACTGCATCGATCGGGGCTAATGCGTTATCTTCTGGCACGATAGCCACGGCATACAAAACACCGAATGCAATGCCTAACACCATGACGGTCGTAGCTTTAACTACAAAAGCCCAAACCTGGACTTCTACCTCTTCTACCGTTGGTTTTTCTTTTGGCTTGTTAAGCCATGCCAATAAGAGTTCTTTCATTTTCTTTTCTCCATAACTTTTTCAACCGTGCGACCGCCGAAGTAGGCCAGCATGATCAGCTGCCCCCATTCGCCCAAAAGCTTCACATAGGATTCGTTGACGTTGATGTTAAACGCCGACATTATGGCAAACAAAAAATAGGCCGCCAGGATTGCAATAAGGGTCATAGGACGGATGTTTTTCGATAGCGTAGAGTCTGACTTCATGTCAGCTTCCCAGCGGGTTGTAACGGCCTGTAATTCGGCCTTGGCAAATTCCGCTTCTACTTCTGCCAGCTTTGCAGCTGCAGCTGGATCATCCGCGATAGCTTTAGCGACAGCGTCAACGGAATCAGAAACGCCAAACTTAGCAGCCAAAGCGGTAACAGCAGCCCCACCCATAGGACCAGCGACAGCAGTTGCCAGCGTGGGTGCGATACCCTTGAGTAAACCGAATAAGTCATTCATTGCCTTGCCTTTCAATTAATCGAAGTCTTCGTTCTATCTGCTTTTCCTTTTTCTCGATCCTGATTTCCGCCTTCTGTATTTTGATCCACATCATAATAAGCACGGGCGACACAATTAAGACAATGGTCAGCATTAGGCAAACCAGGATCAAAACTCCACGGTAAATGAATTTATCCATACGGCATAAAGCCAAGAAACGATGATTAGCACCAAAAATAAACCCATGCCTAATTCCACTTTTTCTTGTCTAAACCTTTCCCGTTGGTAAGCTTCTTTTTGCCTTCTGATTCTAATTTGCTCTTTTCTCTTTTGCTGCTCCAGCTGGACCTTGGAATAAATGTTGTTGTAGTTGTCCCAAAGCGGCCCTAATTGATACGGGACATTAGCCCCCCGCATCATGCCCGACAGCTTCACATACGCCTGGTCCAGCTCGTTTTTGTATACGCTTAACTCCAATATGTCTTCTGGATTTGGATCGGAGCTGCGGAAAACTTCTTCGTATTTGATTTCCACATATTCGCTTAGTTCTTTGTGATGACGGAAAAAAGCCCCTAAGTGCCCAATAAACTGTTGGACGATTTCGGCTTCGTTAGGAATGTGGGTTGTATAGGTTTCCTTTTTTGCCACAAGCTTGGCTTCTGGTTTACCTTCAAGCTTACCTTGTGGTGTACCTTGAGCTGGGCTAAAGAGTCCCTTGAAGAATCCCCAGATTCCCTTGGCATCGTTAACAATGGTTTTTGCATCTTCTGTGGCTTTTTTGATCTTTTGGACCGCCACTTTGCCTTCGGACAAGGCTTCGCAGCAGTAAGTAATGCCATCATAGGCCAGCTGCATGGCCTTAAACGCCGCCCCAATGGTCAGCGGATCGAACACACCTTAAAGGCCAAAAATCTTCTGGATAAATGTGGCAGCCACGCCTGGGCCTAGCAAAATGCAGATCATTACGCCATAAAGTAGGTATTCGATCTTGGTCATTCGCTTTTCCCCAACGGATAGCGACTGTTCAATATTTTTATACCGTTCGGCGCAAATAGCTTCGTGGACCGCGATCCTGGTTGCAACGTCTTCCATGTTAGGCCTTCATCACATAAGCTAGGGCATAGTAAGGCGGCAAGTTGGCATTTGTGCCGCTTGTGCCAGCATTTGCAGTTGTGGTCGATGTTGCCACGCTAACGCCCGTTGTGGAGCTGTTAGTGCCGCTTACGCTTACATAAGAAACGCCAGTATTTGTTCCTTGCCAACCAGATGCGCCAGAACTACCCAAACCAGTAATGCTAGAACCAGCACTAATTGCCAGCGTGTGTGTGTGACCAGGATCGGTAACGGTTGAAGTTGAAGTCGCCGTGTGGTTATGAGTTACCACAATTGCATCGGTCGATCCACCAGTAGCAGCCACCGAATAAGTCGATCCAGCGCCGACAATAAATTTGTCCCGAAGATCAGGTGTTCCGTTTGATCCATCGCATAAATACCAGCCCGTGGGTACGCTGCCAATTGATCCATACCAGAGGGAAATCATGCCCGTAGGAATAGTTGTTCCTGTGCTTGTTCCAGCTACACCAATAATTCCATAAAGATTATCGTAAGTTCCCAGGGTTGTACCCGCGGAAGTCTTCAATACAAACTTGTAGTTATAACCATAGGTCAACCAAACTTCATTGTCCAGGCGACCGCTAGAGTTCAACACAATAGGGTTTGCATTTGCAGTTGTGCCGTTTACATCGGTGTAAGTCGGCAACGGGGTGCTTGATCCAGCCTGGTAGGTATAGATTAGGCCGCCACCTAGCGGAATGCCGTTGTTATCAAAAAATTGTTGGCTGTTGCCTACTGGCGAAAGATTGACTGCCATGTTTGATCCTTATTTCTTGTTTAGCAAATCGATGGCTTTGTTTTGGCCTGTTTGTTTGCCCAGTTTAGCGGCTTCTTCCATTTCTTTTTCCATTTTCTTTAAAGCTTTTGCTTCTGCTTTGGCAGCCGATCTGGTTTGTAGTTTTGCTCCAATTTCACGACCAACATACGCTCCACCACCTATTGCAGTTGGGGCATTTTCACCCAGATAGCCACCTATTGCTCCGCCAACAGTAGCACCAAGTGAAGGTAAACCCTTTTCCAATAAACTTACCCTACGCGCTTGTAAAGCTGCGCCTTCATATTTCAAAGGCGGAGTAAATTGTCCAACATAGTTCAATGCATGAAACTTCTGCACTTCATTCGGTGGAAATGTTTCTACAATCTTTTGGCCCACAACAGAATTCATTACATTGTTGGCTTTTTTGCTGCTCCATTCACCAACATTGTGTGCGCCAGCCTTGTAAACTTCACGGGCTAAAGCGCCATCAATTTCAGCTACAGCAGCCCTAGCAGATTGCTGTAATTCTGGAGGAATAGGTGGCATACCTTCTGGCGCGTTTCTAATTCTTCCATTTGCCAGCTCGTTCAACGTGTCCCGAATATGCCGCCATTGGTCTTTTGGCATATTGTTTAGCTTTTGCGGTATCTTTTCTAAAGGCGTAGCTGATTTAATTACATCATTTTGATCAACTTCACCAAAAACTTTATCAATCCCTTTTGACTTAAATAGATTTTTTTCTAGTTTGTGAATGTTGTCACCAAGCTTGTAAAGCGCTGGATCAGCAACGGCTGCAATGTCTTGATCAATTGCGCCGTTAATGTCTCTAATCAAACTCGATCTATCTCTATTCCAAATTTTAGGATTGTTAAAAATCTTTTTTACATGGTCATAAGCTGAAACAGAACCAGGCGGCAAAAAAGTACCGTCAGGCATTTTGAAACCAGTTGTCCTTGCTAAATCAATAAATTCTTTTGCAGATTCCAGTAATTGTTTTTGACCAGCTGCTTTAAATGTGGTTATTTCAAGTGGATCATTAACAAATTTATCTATGTGCGTAGTTTTGATTTGATTGTTTCCAACTTTATCAAATGCTGAATTATAAATTTGTCTTTTAGCTTGATTTAAATATCCTGTGATACTTGCGCCAGACATATCCTCTGGATCAACGCCATGAAATACATTATTAATTCTTTGCCCGCGCTGTTCATCATTAATTAAACTTCTAGATGCGCCTGTAGCATTTACACGTTCTTCAGCAAAATTAGATAATCCAGTTTGTTCATTGGCTATCTGCTGTTTCATTTTTAAACCTAATGCATTTGGTTCGGCCATAGATGCCAATGCGTGTTCGTTTCGCAATAGGTTATCGTTTCCAGTTATCACGCCAACCCTAGGGTTAACACCAGGCATAACTTCTTGAAAAAGCTGTGACCGCAGTTGTTGTTCTTGTAATGGAACATCTTGTGGAATTTTTACCAATTTAACTTGTGGGAATATTTCACTTCCCCCGTGTTCTTCGCCTGTAATTTTTCCAAAATATGGATTGTTTTGTGTCGCAGCTGCACCTACGCTGCCAGCTGGTACTTTGCCTTGGGCGGCTTCAAACTGAGCTTGCATCTGCTCTTTTGTCAGCTGACCAGGCCGAACCACTTCTAATTCTTTGGCTGCTTCGCGTATTGGTTTGGCAACCTGGGAAACTACTGGCGCAGCTTCTTTTAATGCCTGGGGAATAGCTGCAGAACCGATCACCACCATGTTTCTAATGTCTTCGGGAGCTATTCCTGTTTTCTCAGAAATTTGTTCTGGAGTCATTCCCAGGACGTTAAACATCTTATTAACTTGCTGGGCAATAGGTTCGGTTATGCCGCCCAACGGTTTTTGATAAGCTTCGCTGCCCGTGATGCCCATCGCTTTGCCTAATGGTTTGTCGATAGAAGCGGCTGCAGCCTGGCCTATTGCTTCCGCTTCTTGCGGTGTTTTATATGGTCTAACCCCAGCTTGCACAAACGCGCCGTAAGCTGCGGGAACTATGCCGCCGTATGCTGTATCGATAGCACCAGCCACACGTTCACCCAGGTTTCTTTTTACGTCCTGATACCTATTAAATGTTTGGGCTGCTATGTCGGCAACTTTAGATGTCAAAGTTTGATCAGGTGCAGCTGGTGTTTGGGCTGGAGCTGCTGCTGGCTGCGCCACGTTTTGACCTGGCTGTGCTGGAGCTGGTGCGGGTTTTTTGCCAGCAAAGAAGTTCTCCAACGGATCGCTAGATACTGGCTGGGCTGCTGAAGCTGGCGCGGGTTGTGCCGATGTTTGCGCTGCGCCTTGTTTTACTTTACCAACGTATTCAGCTGGGTTTTTAGTTACAAACCCGCCATATTGCGCCAGAGCTTTATCTACATCACCGCCATTACGTTCGACCAGCTGGCCCAGGTATGTACGCGCAGCTTCCCTGGCTTGCTTTTCATTAAATGGGTTAAATTCAATGCCTTGTTTGTGCAACATTTGCACGGTTTCTGGCATGAATTGGTAAGCGCCCATTGCTTTAGATTGTTTGTTTAAAGCATACGGGTCTTTATCGCTTTCAACTTTTCTCAAGCTATCTAGCAATTGATCGGTGACAACGGATCGCCCAGGTGTAAACGGAGCAGCCGTTTTGCCGCCGCTTAGATATTGTTCTAAAACATCCATTATTGCGTTCCTGTTTCAGATAGTCTTTTAAGATTTCTATACTTCTTTAAAAATTCTTCGTGTTTTGCTTTTGACGGGAACAGCTTATTTAGCTCTTTTTCTAATTGAGCTGGGTCTGTAATTTCTTTGGTCAAATTCATGGCTTCGAAAATCTTGCTATCAGCGTTGGCATTCCAGGCTTGTTGATAGGCCTTCATGTTGTTGTCGCCGAATCGTTGTTTGAACTGCTGTGCGCCCTGGGCTTGCATATCAAGATTTGTTATGTCCGATTGCGCTCTGCGGGCAATTTTGATCAACACATCTGGCGGAACAGTTATATCCCCGCTGGCGACTTTTGTTAAATCTATGCCAGCAACCGTACCCCCGCCCTGGCCCATAGCTTGCAAATTGGAAAGCTGCATTTGGGCCAAGTCTTTAGCCAATTGTTTGTATTCATCACTAGCAATAGCTGTTTTAATCTTTTGCTCAAGATTACCAGGGATGCCGCCTTTTGGAAAATACAACTCGCTGTATATTTTTTGAGCTTGTCCAATTGTTTCTTCCACATTTCTGCGGTTTGTAGATAGCGCGGTTTGACGCTTAACCAAACTATCGCGGTAAGCTTGACCTGATTCTGCATCTCCTGGTTCATTTGGTTCTGGAATGTAAGGCTGTGCAGCAGAACGAACCGCATAAGGAATTCGCATTCCTGGGGCAACTTGAGTTCCAGCTTTTGGCAGTTCTTGTGGTCCACCTTGTTGTAAACCTCCAGCTGTGCCGACTTCTGCGGTTGGCTGTTTAGCTCCAACGCTAGGCGTTGTGATAACGGTTCTTCCGTCTTGCGTGGAAATAGTTGGTGCAAATGTTGTTTGCTGCTGTGCTGGGGTTAGCAATGTTTGTGCGCCAGCAATAACTTTTCCTGGTAAATCAGGACCAGACTTCATTTCGGTTTGCCAAATTGTTTTGTAGGCATCAAGCAGTCGATGCGTATCTGGATCGTCTGGATTTTCCTTTTTCATTAATTCCATTTCTTGGATATAGGGTTCAACCTTGTCAACCCCTACGCGAGCAAGAATATTAAATCTTTGGGCAATTTTTTCCCGTGCGCTTAATGTTAGGTTTTGTTTTGCGCCAATAGCTTCAGTTTGAGCTTTCCCCAAAGTTGTGTATTTTTGGATCGCTTCCGAACCCGTGTAAGGCGCTATTGTTGGAACAACTTTGTTGATTTTGTCAATGTCAATTCTTCCATTGGTTTGGAAGTTGTCAGGATTGGCAAAAAATTCTTGCAAATTTCTACGTTCTAAATCTGCTTGTTTTAATTGTCCTAATTCAATTCCGCCTTTAGCTACCAATTGCTGCTGCTGCTGAACCGCCAAGGGGTTCATTTGCTGTGATTGTTGGTAAGCTTGCCCAGCGCGGGCGGTGTTAATCATGTCTCCAATAGACATTGTTTGCGGCCCTTCAACCGCTGGCATGGGGGTATATTGATAGGTTGCCATGTCTAGTCCTTATGCCTGGCTTACATTCAATTGTGATGCGTCTTTTCCATAACCAGTTGGTGATGGTTGCTGCATATAGTATGGCAGCGTTGCATAGTTAGCCATGCCTGTTAATGTGTTACCAATAGCTTTAGCCTGGCCTATTTGACCAGCTCCCTGGGCTTGTGCGCCAGCAATTGCAGCCGATCCCATGCTTTCGCCTGTTTTTGTAGCAGCATCCGCAGTTGTTCCAGCTGCCCCCAGCCCCATATCTGCAATGCTTTTTAGCCTGTTAAAAATATTGGTTTGCGTAGCGCTGTTTCGCGCAAATGCATTTCCAAATTCCTGAGAAGCTTGGCCCTGGGTGTAATCTTGCATTCCTTGCAAAGCATTTCCGCTTATCAAGCCGCCGCCCATATTTGTTTGGTTTTGAAGCGCTTTTTGGCCTTGCGCCAAACGGAATTGATAACCTGGATCGATGCCCTGGGCAAAGTCTTCTGCCGTGTATGCCTTTGTCAAATTAGGCATTTGGGTAAGAAGGTCTTTTAATGTGGTTGTGCCAGCTTCACGGTACGGACGAAGGTTTTCGTTCGTAGTGTCAAACATTTGTTTGTTAATGTCCGCCGCATATCTAGCGCCGCCCGCAACCGTATTTGCTGCATCTTTAGCAGCCTGGCTTTGCATATATCCAGAAGCCAGCGTAGCGCCACCACCAACAACCGCAACAGTTACCCAAGTCATTTATTTACCCTCCAAGGCTTTAACCTTGATGTTATTAGAAGAATCGTACAAAGCCAATTCGTCTGGTTCTATTAACTCTTTTTCGATCTTGTCCAAATCCGTTTTGTTCGTCTTGTGTACGGTGATGCCGATTGCATCCGTGACCGCCATAGTCACCCGTTTTGTCCCAGCTTTGCTGCACAACACATCGCCAGCGTTCAAAGTCACCATGCCTTTTTCGGACCAGGCAATGATTTGTCCCTGGGCACACATGAAAAAGTGATCTTTTTTGTGGACTTTGCCGACAATGATCGTTCCAGCTTTTCTAAATACTTTCCGACAATACATTCCTTGCGAAAAGTAGTGTTCGGTTTGCAATTCTGCTTGTGGCATTTTAGCCATTTCATCTTGCAGCCGCTGAATTTCTTCGCGGGTAGGAACGTGTTTTGTCAGCAGCTCCAGGTTCATTGGTTGTAATATGGCACTTTGTAAGCCACCCCATTTACGGTCACATTCATAAAGCCAACGGGATTAGCTGGCAGCGTAGCCGATCCAGCTGTTGCCGTGGTCGCGCTACTAAAGTTCAATAAGTTAATAAAGAACTGCTGCCATGCGCGGGTTGGGCGTTTGGTTTGCCCATCCAAGAATTCCGATTGCGGATAGGGCTGCGTTTGTGGATTGGGTAAAAGTGCCATTAATTCTCCCCAGCTGTCATTTTTAGGTTAGCCGACACAATCACCGCCTTCACGGGGTCGGTCACGGTCACTTCAAAGATTCGATCCCTGGACCATCCCAAGCGCCGCCAAATTGCGCGGTTTGTGTATTTGCCAATTTGACCGATGCTGGTCCAATGTTCGTTTGACCAAGTAGAACCGCCATCACTTGACCAGCGCAGCATGGCCTGGGGATCAGCACCGACTACTTCTTGGTTTAGCGGGGTAGTAATACCAGACAATCCAACACCAGGCTGGAATTGAATCTGCAGCTCTTCAAAGTATTGACGCTGCAAGTCCGTGGTTAGATGGGGGGCGCGGCGGATACGTTTAACGTATTGCCCATCATCCGTATAAATGCTGCGGTCCAAACGGTAAATCTTGCCGTTGGCGTAATCCCCAACCAAAACATAACCCTGGAACACCGCAGCACAATTACCGCGGCAGCGCTCGTATTGGCCCTTGTCGTTTGTGTATAGCCACTTGTGCCACATACCCGTGGCAACGTCATAGCACCAGGTTAAATTGATACTTGGGAAGCTAATTACATAAACTTCGTGGCCTTCCAGCTGGTAGGTCCAGGCCACCGCATCGGTGATGGTTTGGCCTGTTAAGCTGTTTTCGACCGCGTGGGTTGAAATCCGTTGCGGGATATAACCGTTCATTTGAACGATCATGGCAGTTCCGCGGTTGTTCTTGGATAGATAGGCAAACGAATTACCCAGGCGGGCCACGCTAAAAGGGGTGACGATGCCGTGCTGGGTTGATGTGCCTGGAATCCTGGTAAACGGGAAAGGGCTTGTGCCCTGGTCCACCCAAACTTCGCTAGATGTTTCGCCCAGTAAATAGATTTCGCGGTGATCAACAATTAGCGTCACCAGGTTGTCGGGTGCGCCATCTTTGCTGGAAAAGTTGGTATTGCCAGAAATAGGCGATAAAACATTTGAGCAGCCAAACTGCTGGGTGCTTGGGCGGTTGTAAACAAAATAATTGTCCACAATGTCCACGTTTGTGCCGCCCGTAAATGCCCCGTCAGAAGTTGGCATTTGCGAGAAATTTAAACCATATAGGGTTGTCGAAGCCACCGTTTGGCTTGTGCTAACCGTGTAAGTGCCAGTTCCGCCCGATCCAGTTCCCAGGGCGGTAATGATAGTTAATGCGGTGACACCAGTTCCTTGGATGGTTTGCCCAACATATAAAGTTCCGCTTGTGACCGCTGACACCGTTAAGGTTGTGCCAGAAATCGATCCAGTTACTTTGGCAGCCACCGCCGTGCTGTTCATTTGTCGGCTGCCGACTGTTTGTGATAGGTTGATCGTGTAAGTGCCAATACCACCAGAACCCGATCCCAGGGCGGTTATAACGGTTTCGTTTGTAACACCGACACCAAAAAGGGATTGCCCCGCTGCAATTGTGCCGTTGGTAATTGCTGTAACGGTTAGGGTTGTCCCCGATATAGAACCAGTAAACACCGCAGAAGAAGGGCTGGAAATGCGCCAGGTATATCGGTTCGTCCCGTCCACAATATAAGCGTTTACGCCGTTATCCGTGATACCTACGCGGCCCGTAGATGTGTTGAGCTGACCAACCAATGTTCCTATGAAATTGGAAGTTAGCGCATAGACATAAGGTCCGCAAACCGCCACCATGATGCTGCCACCAGATAGCGTGACCATGCCGCGGACTTCTTGCTGATTCTGGAAAAGAACCAGGGAAGACAAGCCAGGCGTTGGGTACAAAGCCACAACACCACGATCGCCCTGGGGTTTGGTTGGATCAACTTCTGGGAAGAAATTAATACATTCCTGGGCATCTTGGTAGATCGATGGCGCTTCGTAAGAAGCCCCGACAAAACCAAAGTCAGGCATTATCTAAATCCCCCGTCCATGATGAAACCAGCGTCTTTAGCTTTGCCCATCAACAAGGAATCGGGATAACGGGCCACTTGTGGCGGCTTCATGTTTGTGCGCTTAATTGTGGCCTTGGCCTGGGCAGAAAACGAATTAATCAGCGTAATCTGCGTGGCGCTGGCTTTACCGTACATCGGCATCAAACGTTCCGCCAAACACCAGCGCATAGCCATGTTATAGCCCTGGGGCAACGTGATGGTTTCGTAATAGTTCTGGAATGTGCGGAAAATCGTGCTGGCAAACAAATGCAGCTCACCATTAGCGGGATTCGGGAAAACGTACAACGTTCCCAGGGTTTCGCTTGGTTGGTAATAAATCATCTTGGCCCACGGACCATTTAGCTGCTTAATGCCTAATGATTCGTATTCTTCCAGGCTGAGAATCGCCACGGGATAATCCAGGTAGCCGCCAGCCACGTTTGATCCACCTTGCTGCGTTGCCACGCGAACAAAGGCCGATTCGATTGTCAATGGACGTTCGTAATAAGCTGTAATTGTGGTGCTGGACGCTGTTTGTGACTTGCTGACGGTATATGTGCCGCCTTCGTTTACGTTGCCACCAGCGCCCGTATTAAAGCCAACAATGGTCGTTCCAGCGGTAATTCCTGTGCCGCTTAGAGTCATACCCATAGTTATCGCGCCAGCTGTTACACCATCCGCGGGGACTGTTAGGGTTGTGCCTGAGATCGATCCTGTGAATGTAGCCCCGACCGATCCGCCTGGTCCAAGGGTATATTGCACGGTATTTTGGACGGTCTGAAAAATGATTTCGGTCTTGTAAAAAACCATCATGTTTTCGTTGGACCATTGCGCCAGCAAATCGTTGAGCATATCGAACGCGTCCTGGGTAGCATCCGCGGACGGGCTTTCCCCAGCTTCTAATGCGCCAATATCTTTTAACGATCGGGTAATTATGTCGTAGGGGGTTGTCATTTTTGACCCTTAAAACTTGACTTTAAAAACCTGATTTCCCCAAGGCAAGTCATTGTTTACCCCTTTTTTGATGTAGTCCATTTGGCTTTGCAGCTGTGATTTTATTGAATTTACACCGTCTTGTGTTGTTTCTTTTTCGATCCATTCAGCTACATCGCTTTGTTTAACCTGGTCAAAAGGAATCTTAACGGCCTGGTCCTTAAACCACCAATGGCCTTCGGTTTCCACAATGTCGCCATTATCTTCAGCGGTCACATGATATTTGGCATGGGTGATCGCACCATCTTCGGATGTGATTTCGGATATTTTCCAGATAAATACTGTCATTTGGGGAATTCCTCTTTTACTGCTTGTATAGCCAATTTCCAAGCGTCTAGCCCTTGGTGATAGATTAAATCTAGTTGGTCAGCAATGCTTGGATAGGCTTGTTGGCGTTTTGCTATGTAGGCATGAGCATCTATGTAGGCTTGAACTGCTGATTCGTCATAGGTAACGAAGTTGCCCTCAATATCGAAAGCATCGTTACCACGGATAACAGCCACATTTGAGTGCGTTTCAATAATTGCTTGATGTTTGTTCATGCCGCAATTTCCATAAGAGTAATAGTTGATACCGAGTTATTTCTTTGTACGCTTACAGTTGCATTGTTTGCCGCACTTTGTAATTGTGTTTTGTATGTTGTAGATGAAGTAGTTGATGGCGAATCTAAATAAGATGCCGAACTTCCTCCAAAATTATTTTGTGTTGTGTTATTTGTATATCCGCCAACACCTTCAAATTGAATTAAAACAGTTGAACCCCTAAGTAATTGAAGCCTTATAAAAGTATCATTTGTTTGCTTATTACACCCATTTTGTTCTACAAAAACTAAAACTTTGCTTGTTGAAAATAATGGCGTAATTGATGCAGTTAACCCTGTATCAGCATAAGTGCTTGTGGAATTTGTTACTTCAGTTGAATAAGTAGCATTAACCACTTGCAACACTTTTGATTGTGCCGCTTGTGTACCACTACCACTAGGGAATGTGATACCAGCCGTTCCGTCTAATGTAAGTGCCATATTACTTGCTTTCGAGAGCCACCACACGGGCGGTTAGTGCGT